CGTAAATCAGAGCCTTTTGTTACAGCTGATATTGGAACATTAAACATTCTGGCTCCAGCCGCTTCGTAGATTTTACCATCGCCTCTAAATACGTCCATTCTCCACTCTTCATTAGCAAGCCAAGATACTACTCTTGCCTCAATCGCAGAGAAGTCTGCTACACAGAATGTCATGCCTTTTGGAGCTATAAGCGCTGTTCTCACAAGTTGTGAAAGTATATCAGCAACATCATCATACATCATCTCGCAAGCTTGCCAATCTTTTGCTCGTATTAGCTCACGTGGCAATTCTATATTCTCGAGATGGTTCTTAGATAGATTCTGCAATTGCAAAAGACGTCCAGCCCAACGACCAGTTCTATTTGCTCCGTAAAATTGGAATGTTCCTCGCACTCGGTTATCTCTCATTGCACAGTTAATCATCGCATAATACTTTTTAACTGACGAGCGTGAAAGCTTTTGACGAGTTTCAAGAACTTCAACAACATCTTTATCTTTTGAGTACTTGCTAATTAGAAGTGGTATTTGGTCTTTTGCAAGAGAAGTTATTTCGTCGCCTGTTTTTCTAGACAGCCATTTACACAATTGAACTGGCGAATTTGGATTCTCAAGACCATTTATTGCTCTTGACTTCTCCATAAGAACATCTGTGTAAATAGTATCAACTTCAATCGCAGCATTTGCAAGCTCCATATCAACCAATATACCTCTATCGTTTATGTGCTGGTCGAGAATATAGAGCTGCCTTTCAAAATCAGGAATTACGTATTGCTTCAGCAGCTGGTCTATTTCGCGCTCAGCGAGTACGTCATACACGTTATATTCTTTGTACATTTCCCATTTTTCAGGAGCATCCCAAGGATAATTACGAGTACGACCTCCATTTATCTTAGTAGGCTTACAGGGGCAAGAAAAATACTTGATAAGGGCTTTACCTGTATCAAGTTTCTTATTAGTAAGGTCTAGACGCTTAGAGACTTCATCCAGTGAAAGTGGTAAGCCACAATACGCGGCCTTCACAGATGTACAATACCACTGTTCAACAGGAATATCATATCCAATTCTTCTGAAGCTCAAACGTTCAAAAACAGCATTGTGCGCATGTTTCCTAAAATCAGGGTCAAATAGAGCTTCTTCAAACTCATCAGCCATTGGCTCACCTTGTGCCAAATCAATAGTTATTACAGGACCATCATTTATAGCATAGCTTATGATAAGTATCTCAAAGTCTGGCGACTCAATATACTTATAAGCTCCTGAGGTCTTAATATCTACTGACGAGTATGTCTCAATGTCAATATATATATCTTGCATAATTATAAGTGTGTTTGCATTTAAAAAAAACAAAGGGCTTCTAGCATGTACCTCTTTTCCAGGCAAAAGTATAAATCCTGACCTCTCAGAGGCTGCCTGATACTTGCGCATCGTCTGCCAGTCTGCCCTCGTAAAGGCACTTGACTTTATACACGGCTTTACTTTTCTAATGTCCATCTTTCGAGACAAGTATCATTTTCGGCCCTTTGTACTACTCTTTCGTTATAGTCGTCACATATTTCAGCTGCTATACTTTATCGCTTCGTAGTAGTCTTGCGTTGGCTTTCTTGACGGCAATAAATTGTCTAATGCTTCGAGCAGATTGCATACCTGTATCACACTATAAAAAATGGCATTTCGAGTTCAATACTCTTATTCCGGCATCTAGACAGGTAGCTTAGAAGTGGCCTCCAGAATAGCACGATGTATATCTTTTCAATCGTGACTATAAGTTTCTAAGTAGTTTATTGCAGTAATCAAAGACTGCGAGACAGATGAAACTTAACAAAACAGTAGTCTCTTTTCGTTTTAGCTGAAATAGGAATACAGTCTTCTTACTAAATTCCCGCAACTATCCAGTATGCGTTTTTATTTCAGCTAATAGCAATTTGCTGAGATATAGGGATTCGAACCCTAACTGAAGGAACCAAAATCCTTAGTGCTACCGTTACACCATATCTCAGTTTTTGGCCTCTTAAGAGGCCTTTGTAAAGATGCAAACAATTAACGTTTCACAACGGTTTTTAACAAACTTAATTTATGAAAATATCATGTTAGAGGCAGTACCCAGAGCAGGATTCGAACCTGCAACTCTTTTATATGACGATAGTGACCAGATATAAGACAGTGTGAGGTAGTAAAAGCAAGGTGAAAAGAATCCGATCGAGCATCCCTGCTTGCGGTTACGGCGATTGCGCTGAGGCATCCTTTTGAGTCTGACCGCTTCAAGCTCCGTGCAATACCAATTCTGCCATCTGGGTATTTAAGAGCCTCCGAAGAGGCTCATGAGTAGTAATTAAAATGACAAATTATCACGTAGTAAGCGCTGTCGCAGCGGTATTACATGAGGTCATCGTCTGAGTAAGCGTTGTCACCTCCAAAATCGTCTTCAGCTGAAGAGCCTCCTGCGAGCATCTCACCGTCTGCCAACTTCTGAAGATTGTTAAGGCCACATGCGATACCTTTTGACTGCACATTGAATGCATAGAAGTTTACTGACGCACGGCCATAGCAGCCTGAGTAGAATTCTCCTTTATCCATAATTGGATTGAGGTCCTTGTCAACGATACTAGGCTTTCTCGTAGAGCTTGCATTGATGAAGTAGCATCCTTCATAAGCTGGGTCATCTTCACGCTCAAGGTCACCATCGCGGAGAGGCGTCTTAAGATTTGAAGGAATCTTGCCCTGGCTATTAACAAGCTTACTCTTTCCGATTTCGATTGCTGCATCAATAGCCTTACGAACTGCATTGAGCGTCTTCTCATCTTCCTTCGGAATAAGAATACAGATGTTATACTTAGGTGTATCGCCTTCATTCATTGTTGTAGGCTCGAATACGTTAACGTAGCAAAATCTTACTTTGCCAGTTATAACTTTTGTTGAATTTGCGTCCATTGCTTTTGTGTATTAGATAAATTTAAGAAAAATCTGATATTGCCTGCTGGTATCCCATAGCTTGTCTTTTGTCGCTGTCAGGAACCAAAGTAGGTTTGCCTTCTGGCTTTATTACTACATCGTTAAGTATATCTGCAAATCTCTTTTTGCCGAGCAACTTTTCGATGCTTGTAAGTGTTTTTAGCTTGGTCTCAAGTACTTCGTCTTCAGAGAGTTCTGGGCATCTTGCAAAGATTGCTTGCATTGCTGTATCTTCATCAACCCATTTACGTACGCTACATCCTTCAACTAACTTAAAACCAGGCCATTTTTTATTCTCAGTTATAGCTTTCTCTTGTGCATAAGCGAGTATGCTATTAGCCCATTCTGTAAGTTGTGGAGTTCGCTTAAGTATGTCTGCAATCTCCTCGTCAGTGAGTAAAGACGGCTCTTTGAAATCATACTTAGCTATTTCCAACTGCTGCTCATAAAGCTTACGGCATTTGTTCTTTACTGCACAGAATTTACAGTGGTCTCCGGCAACTAATTCACCCTCGCCTTTAAAAGCCAACTGCGCTCTTGGTTTGAGCTCTTCTTCTGCCCAATTACATAGCTCTTCGACTGAAATATCGAAAGAAGAAACATTGTTTATACGAGGCTGCACAATAGTAAGCTTAACTTTCTCTATGTCATAGAACGTATCATACTTACGAAGCGCGCCAAGTCCATAAAGCATAAGTTGCTTGTTCCATTCTGCATAAACTGGTACACCTTTTCCGTACTTCAAATCAATTACTTCGAGAACTGAATCGTTGATAATTACACAGTCTGCTGTTCCAAAGCTATCTGGTACATACTCAGTAAGGTCGAGCTTTTGCTCAATTTCCATTACAGCAAATATGTTCTCCGTTTTTGCACATAACAGTTGGCCTTCACAATACTCAGTGTATATAGGCACCATATCGAGCATCTCTTCATTGAAAAGCTCATTTGACATTATCTCTTCGAGTTTACTGTCAAAATCTGCTTCTGAAACAGTGTGCATAATATCTTTTCTTATGTAAAGCTCTGCTAGCTCATGTGCTAGAGTACCTTCAGCAGCATAAGGAGAAGATTTACGCTCACCATACTCATCTTCAAGCTTAGCCGACGGTGTACAAGCTAACCATCTACTTGCGCCTGATGCCGACAGAAGAGCGTGTGCTCTCTGAGCGTGATTTATCTTTGTCGTTTGTGCCATTGCTTACGTCTATTGTTCTTATTACTCGTATGCGAGTATCCTCTGATAATGTCTGCCTAAAAGCCTTATTGGCTCTTTTGAGTTTAGCTGTGCTGCTCATGCTACAAACTGTTTAGGAAATCATACATTTCCTGGTACTTAGATGGGTCCAGCTTAGTTACACTCGGAGCTCCCAACTCATTGAGCTTATTTTTGATAGCCTCTCTGTGGTCATTTACCTTCGTAGCGAGAACTGCTCTCACGCTCTCAATTGTAATTGTGCTTGCTGGCTGTGCTTGTGGCTCTGGCTTTTTCTCTTCTGCTTTCTTAGCTTCTTCTGCGGCTGCTTTTCCAGCTTCACTGGCTTTTTGCACTAATGATTCTACCGCATTTGGAATCTCATTTGCAATTGCGCCTTGAACAGGATTACAACAACCAGATTGAATCATTCCGAGTACTGCTTTGATAGGTTCTAGAGAGTCTTTCAAGCCCTCATTAGCTTCTTGAGCAGCTTCAATTTTTTTCTCTACAATCTGTGATACAAAATCCTTTGTACCTTGTGACAAGTCAACGTTTACGCTGATTGACACTTCAAATTTAATTGGTTCCATTTTCTTGTTGATATTTGGTAATAATGTAGTCAAGATATTTTGTAAAGTCATCTATGCTTATACCATTATCTATAAAGCCAGTAGCTACAACTTTATTATCTTCATACACTGATAAGAAAGTATTACCGTGATTGAGCTTTGCAGTAAAACGGCCTTTCTTGAAAGCTAACAGCCCATTGTCTAACGCATTAGTCCATGTATCAAGCATAAACAATTCTGAAGGCATAATACCTATGTGCGCAGCTAATTTTTCTAGTTGGTCTACAGAAAGACTTGATTCGCCTTTGAGAATTCTTGCAAATGCTAGCTTTGGATATTTAGCATCGGGAAATAATACCTTGGCAAGTTCTTCTATGTCAAGATTGTAATTTTCAACGATGCTATTTATATTAAACTGTGTCATGTTATTTCTTTTAAATTGACTCTGCAAATATAATATAAAAAATTGAAATATGAAAATTTTTTTAATAAAAAGTACGAAAAATTTTATAAATTCTTATAACTAATTGAAAATCAATTGAATATCTCAATACATATATAATACGCGTGCGCGGAGTGGAAACAATAAACAAAATAAACAACGTTCCCCCATAGTTTAGAGAGCGCTTTTTCAATTTTTCTATTGGTCGATATTTCGACAAAACTACCTTGAAAAGATTTAGAAAAATATTGTTTATTTTGTTTACAGACTGTATAACTCGTTGAAAATCAATCCCTTGAATTGTAAACAATGAGTTGTTTATTTTGTTTACTTTGTTTCTACACTTACATAGTCCACGTCTATGATTTCTGTATTTGGATTTTTGCTAACAACGTCGACATCTCTGCGTTTAATCTTATTTGTTTTCCACAAAAATCCCAAGAATCGTTTTCGCTCGACTGATTCTACCACAGTTAGAGCCTCTCTGTTGTGTATATCTAATGCAACTAAGTTATTGTCCAAGTCAATTTGGCCTAACACGTCAATCCAATGTGACTTATATTCAAATGATTTGGCGTTGCGTATTATCGTATCGTGTACTATGACAGTATCTTTAAGCTCGGTATACAGTTTATAAATGGTCTCGTGCTGCATATCGATAACCTTCTGCATATCAGATTTATCGAGCTTAAGTTTATTTATAAGCTCTAAATCATCGTGCCTAAATTTCTTGTATTCTTCAAGCGTAAGTCTGAGCTCAGATACTTTGTATGCATTAAGGCTATCAGAAATTCTGTATTTTCTACACTCAGCTACGATGGCATTATTTTCAGATAGCAATAGAGATTGGTTGCTCTGTAGCCTCATATTCTCGTCTTTTAGATTTGATATTCTGGCAAATGATATAGCAATGGTTACTATAGTCGCAATGATAATTGATAATTTTATTACAGTTGTTGTCTTCATGGGAAAATTATTTTAGGACATTCTAGGGTACTCAAATTTTTTGAACGATTAGTAATATTATTATATAAATAAAATGCGCTCTTAGCTATAGAGGATAGCTCCTGGCGCATTTTATAATTTAGGTTTACCTGTCCAAAAAGTAACTATACTCTTTTTGAACATCGAAGCATGGACAGTCCTTTTTTGCGAATTCATTATGGCCATGGATTGTAGCTCTAGGATAGCGAGTAACCAGTTCTTGTAACAATTCAATAAGAGCCGCTTTTTGTTCGGGCGTTCGTGTGTCTTTTGAAATTAGCTTATTGCCTTGCTTTTCACATCCACCTATGTAGCATATACCTATGCTGCAAGCGTTATGTAAAGAGCAATGCGCGCCTTGCATAGACTCGTCACGGCCTTTATGTATTGAGCCATCAAGATATATAACATAATGGTATCCAATGCACTTAAAGCCTTTCTCTTTATGCCATTTATCTAAGTCCTCTACAGTAGTCTCACGGCCTTCAGGAGTAGCTGAACAGTGAATAATTATTTCGTTAATCTTACGCATGTTTCTTGTATTTAGATAACATATCACTGATTGTGCTTAGCACTTCAGCTCCTTGCTCCGATGTAGCAGCTTCGACTATCTGCTTCACCATATCTGGTACTTCTGCTGCATGCGAGTGTTTGCGTTGGCTATTCTCTATAACTGAACGAGCTTCTATGCAAATTATACCAATTGCGCATAGCATGGTCGCAAACGGTAATGAGTAGAAAGGCAGTAGAGCTCCAAGCATATCAAACATGAGAGTGAAAATTAACACTCGCCAGTATTCTCCAATTTTAACTATTGTACGTCTCAATCCGTGAGAATGCAGGCTTTCACCAAGGGCTTTTGCAGTGCTAGTACCACTCCAAAAATCAACAAGGCATGCACACATGACAAAAAACCAACAGACAAGAGTTATACACACTCTCACTGTTATGTAAAATGTCAGTGCATCGTAGTCTTTCAATTCTATTAGTTCGAGCATAACATCTTTTGAAAAATATTGTAAAACATTCCTCTTATTATTTCACCTACTAAATAACTAGCATCTTCACTGTACGGACTGAAGTTTAGTGCTTTTGCTATGTGCTTTTCTATGTGGTCTATTTCGTGTGCAAAGCTATTGAAAAATTCCCAAATATTAGTAGTTTTTGAAATAACTATTATACTAGACCTACGTTTATACTTAGTGTATGCTAAACCGTTATTGCAAAACCCTGAATATAAAAGCCTTTCAGCTCTTCGCATAAACCGTCTACCACAGCCTAAATCATACAGCGCATCAAGTATGTCTTCTGCATCACTAGCGTCAGTCATGATAAAATATTCTATACGCCAGTTAGCATAATTTTCTAGATGAAAGTTGCCAGTTATCATAGTATGTCTTCCCATTCAACAGGTATGCCTCTGGAGGTCATTTCAGCATCCCACTTACGCATAATTTCTCCGTCACCAAGCTGAGGGTCATCGATGATGTCCTTTACGTACATAGCCAAATGCTGCTCATCAACGATGCTGCTCTTAAACAAAACAGATTTGCCTTTGTTAGCAACATATACATAGTCATAGTCTACGCTATTTTCAAGAACAACATTGTACTTTGTGAGCATAGCATCTACCTGCTCTTTAGTCATCTTCTCAACCTTTTCAACTTTACCTGTTACAGTATTCTTTTTGCGAATAAGGTTAACAGCAAAATCACATGCTTTCCTTGTGAAATGAAAACCATAATGTCTTAGGTACGTCTTCATTCCATCAGGTAAATCTTCGTCGTAAATGTCTAATGGTACTCTTTTCATAACTTTACATAATTTAAGGGAGGAACTATGCTTTTGCACAGTCCCTCCCAGTGTTAATTACCTACGGCGATATCTACGCCTACCGTAACGTCCTGTTCCAGGAACTCCGCGACGCTCGTCCATGTCGTCATCATCGTCATCATAGTCGTCGTCATCGTAGTCATCACGGAAGTTTCCACCTCCGCCCATGCCGCTGCCTCCGGCCATTCCGCCGCCATTACCACGACCTCCTCTTTCGTCGAAATCCTCGTCATCCATGAGTTCTTCGACTAGTTCAAAGAGTTTCTTGGCGCTCTTATGAACCTTCTTTGTGCACTCATAAAGCTTTTCAGCTTTAGCTTTCTTAAGCCTAATTATTGTTGCCATGATTCAATACTTTTTAAGAATTGTTTGGTTTACTAGGGCTTCCAAGTTGTTCGAGCAAGGTGTTAAGCATGCCTTTCATTTCGGATAGTTCTCTTTTTAGCTCTTTGTTCTCCGCTTCGATTCTTTGGCGCTCAGCAACTTCAGGATTGAGCTGCATAAGTATCTTATCGCAGCCGCCAGAAATTTCTCTATGCATTGCTAGAGTCTCTTCAGACAGAGCAATATCGCTTATTTGTTTGTACGCGAGTACCTCAGCGTTGATAGCATCTCTGCTACATGATATGAACAGGCCATTGCCGCAGTCCTGTATATCTGCAGTTGGAGTAAGTCCTTCTACGGGTTGCACTTTGTCAGGAAGCTTTACAGTCATGTCTACTACTTGCTCCTGTGGTTGAGGAGGAAATTGAGGCATGAATGATTGTCCCTGAGTAGGTACAGGATATTTTTGACGTGTATTAGGTTCAGACATAACCTGTCCAATATCGAGCTTAGGAGAACTCGTCTTATAGAAGAAGTATACTGTACTTCCTGGTCTTAAATCTTTGAAAGCCATAGTTTTGTAAATTTTTAGTTAGATGCTCCTGCTGCAGCTGTTGGTGCTGTTGTAGGATGTACGTAGAGCACACCATCTTCTGAGTCATAGATAGCATCATAGATGCCAGCTCTAGCGACGTCAGCTGCAGTCAGTGGCTCTCCTGTATCATAATTCACAGCCGCCTGAGAATTGCCATTTGTAGCAAATACTACTGGCAAAGTTTCAGTAGTGCCAGCTGGAATAGCAGGCAACTTAAACAGCAATTTGCCGATGAAAGGAGCGTTAAGGAATGGATGATTCTGGAAACTGAAACGTACCTCAGTAGCGGTGACAGTCACCGCCGTTGCTCTGAGACGTGGTATGCCTTGGCTATTAGCCAGCATATATGGAGCTATTGGATATGACATATCAACCTCCTTTTTTACTGATTAACCCCAACCTCCGTTATTACCGCACAGACCGTATGGATAGCCGTATCCGCCGTATGGGTAGCCGTATCCGCCACAAGCTGGAACTACTTGATAAGCTGACCTTACGTCTGTATTTACTCTCACATAGTTATCTGGACAAGAGATAACCTTAGTCTCCGGAAGCTTGCACTGAATGTCGTTAACATCACGTACAAGTCCTGCAACAGCAGCATTGACTGGTGCGAGAGCCTGACCAAGCATCTGGCCAAAAGCCTGTGACTGCTGGAAGTTATTGATAACAACAGCCTGCTCACCAATTCTACGATCGCGCTCAGAAAGCTCGCGCTGCATTTCACGCATCTCAGCAGCACGTTGGCCGGCGAGAATAGCTTCTGTTGAAGCTGCAACAGCTTTCTCGATTGCGCAAGTTTGGTCACGAGTAGCGTAGCCGAGGTCAGAAGCAGCTCTGAGAACGGAGTTCTCAACAGAATTGATGTCGCGCTGAAGAGTGTTTGTTTGGTTGCTGAGAAGGCTCTTGAGATCGCAGCAGCAATTACAGATTTGCTGTGTAAGTGCCATGTTACCCTGCTGGATAGCATTGATAACCTGCTGACCAGTCATACCTACTTGGTTGCCAACATTGCAAATTTGGCTTGAAACCTGTTGAATGGCTGTCTGAACCTGTCCAATAGAGCAGTTGAGAGTACTTGCAAGCTGGCTGATGTCAATGCCGTTACGCTGAATAGCGTCCATAACCATTGTAAAGCCTGCGCCATTGTTCTGATTACCACCAAAGCCGAGGCCGTTGTTGCCATTGAAAATAGCAGCTACTACGATAAGAGCAATAATCGCATCAATACCAAAGCCACCATTGCCAAAGCCACCATTCCGACCGCCACACATAGTGAGAACAGCGTTAGCATCAAGACCTTTCTGCTGACAAGCAGATGCAAGAATGCCCGCGAGGAAGTTATTACCTCCATTGTCAGGAACCACGATGGTTTCTTCTACACATGAATTTTTCATGATGATTATAAATCAGAATGTTAATAAAAATGTACCTAAGTGCCTCTCTAGAAAAGGCAACTTTTTCTATTGGTAAATATAACAAATTTTATACCGTTAATAACCAATTTTAACAGATTTAACATTTTTTTCTTTCTCATTTTTGCTATAGAATAGACTAAAAAAGCAGTTAGCAAACATGAATTAGAAAGCTTCGCCATTAGCGATTTTAGCTTCAAGACCTGAGATTGCTTCTGCGATAGCGGTCGCGAGTTCAACCTCCCTGCCTTTCAGAAGGTTCATCTGCACGCGCTGATTCTCTGGACCGAAGTGGTCATACATATTGAAGTCGGCAAGAGACTTGTCGTTCTCCATCACCTGACCTCCTGTAATGGTCTTGAGTTTTGCTGTGGCGTTATCGACAGCGAAGCCGAATGTAACCTTGAGGTCGCCCTGCTCTGTTGTGTAGTTGCCAGTAGTGGCAAGATTCGTAATGTTTCCCATGTCTGTATCGTTTTTAAGGGGTTAATCTTTCAGAAGTTCTGCGATCTCCGCATCGTCGACCTCGGTCTTAGGCTCGACATATCCCTTGAACATAGGAGCAAGCACCTGCATGGTCGCAGGAGTGATGTTCTGCTCCGCTTCTCTGCATGCCTTGCAGAACTCCTTGCGGTCCACCTGCGTCAGCTCCATGGATACATCCTTGTCAAGCCACTTGTCGAGAGCCTTGTTGAGTCTCTTGAGCTGGGTCTGCACATCCTTGTAGTTGTCGTTGATGACAGCCTGAACCGCTGACCTCTTGATGCCTTCAAGGGCGTTCATCTTCGTTGTCAGCTCGTCGTAAGCCGTGAGCCTTTCCTTGTCGATGGTCTCGACAGTCTTCTTCCTCAGTTCCTCCTGCGCCTTGCCG